ATGATCGGGATAATCACCGGATCGAACACCGGAAGAAACAGGCATCCCCATTGCGAGGCGGTAAATAAGTTCACGAACTGTAAAACTTTCGGAAGGTTCTACCAAAACTTCGTCGCTTACTTTTTCTTGAATAAGTTCCGAAGGAAGATTACTAAAATTATAAGCGGTAACAAACATATGAACAAAAAAATTAAAAACATCAAAAAATAAAACTTAAGCATACCTTACAACATTGGAGTACCGTATTTAGGCATCAAACGAAGTGCCTTAACATCCTGGTACATTTGTACCCAAAACTTATCGTCTTCGGTCTCTGACGTAGCAAAAACACGGTTACTCGGTTTACACTCAACAAATGTAGTATTTAAGTTCGGTTTATCCTCAAAAATACGATTCAAATGCCAAAATGAAAGATTACCACGGAAATCGCCATGAGCTTCCGATTGGTGATATTTATATTCAGAATAACGCGGGGTATATCCAAAAGTACCGCCGTTATAACCACTATCAGAAGACAAAAACAATTCTTGATTCTTAATTTCCTGTTCTGACAAATGGGCAAATTCCGGGAAATAGAAATCCATGTTATCAAACTTCGTGAAATCACGCGGAACACCCTGTTGATAGCCGGAACGCGGAGTAATAGACATGATACCGATAATATATCCATGCTCTTCAAAATAATGCTTGAAACCGTTATTGATTCCGGCAGAAATACCATGTCCGGCCATATTTGCCTGCGGTGACGTTTCATCAGTCGAGGATGTTTGCAATACTTCCGACACAGAAATAGGCATACGACCGCCACCGAGGAACTGAGGACGTTGAAGGCGGGCATCTGATGAACGAACACCAAAGTGTGACAAAATTTGCTCAATATAGCGAGAACCACCACGAGCGTTACGTTCGAACCAACGCTGCAAAGCATTCGAAGTACGGAGGTCATTAATGTTAATGCCCATTTCATCAATATTGACCTTTAATGTACCGTTCGGATCGAGTTCGGGAGCGCGGTTACCTGTACCACCGTTGACGCCGACTAAACGAGATAAACGCGGATTACCTTCAACAGAAAATATAGCATCATAAGCTACACCATTTTCAAAAGTGCGGAGATCAGAATCAAGCCAACGTTGAGTAGTCTCGGCCTCTCTATCATACTTAACATCTAAGGTGTCACCAGACCCTTGGATAGGCACAGTAACTTCGGGGCCACGCTGCAACCATGGAAGGGCGGAAGTAAAATAGTCTTTTTCCCAAGCACGACGGCGAAGCTGCAAAAGATTCAACGCATGAAGTGTATCTTCGAAACCGGAGTTCAACGAAATATCAACAGGATCGGTTAAATTCTGATCACGATAATACTCATTATAAATAAACTGATATGCACGGAACGGTTCTGAGGAGCGGTTACACCGTTCGGACTGGGATTCGGGAACTCAGCACCGCCAACGCCTTTTAATGAAGGCAAGCCGAGATAGTCCCAAAGCGTACCATCACCAAAAAATGCCGACGGATTTGACGAAAACAAATCGGGGGATAACCGGAAAGACGGAAGAACAGGAACATCATCACCGTCTACACCTTTGGTTATGAAGTCTTCCCATTCATTCCACACAAGACGATTCGGGACAAAGAAATAGTGAGTAAAAACATTCACGCGGTGCATCATAGGAGCCACAAGGGGAGCCAAACGCACGAGGGATTCAGTTTTCACACGGAATTTATCACCGGGAACAACAGGCATACACATAATAGGTACGAGTTCGCCCATGTTCAACGTTAACTTTGATTCATATGATAAGTTGAAAGCATTCCGACGAGGACGTTTCATTCTTATCGAGTTAAATATATTTGCCATTACATTTTACATCTTAAACGTTCATTCATTCTTTTTTCATACTCTTCGCGTTGTTCAAGCTGCATGAGATCGGTAAGAATAGGATTTTCACGAGCACAATAATCAATCCACTCATTGAACATTTTATGTCGGAAAAACTCTTCACGCATTTCCTTTAAAAAGGCTTTCATATCATCATCATAGAGCTTATCAGCATAATAACGAGGCATAGCCATTTTATGACCGGCCCACGCACGAACATAATCACGAGGATGTCTACGATAAAATTCGATGATATCAGCTTTCATAAATCCAAAGCCAATACCGGGATTTCGGGAACAAAGCATAAAAGGTTTGTACTTCTTTTCATCCCGAAGAATCTCGGGACACATACTTTTTTCGTACATGTATTTACAGACATAAGCAATCTCTTTGATTGTCAAAGGGTGAGCTTGTACAAAACCATTCTGCCAACATTCGGCCAGTAAGTCACCAGCCATTTTACCAGTAAAAGGGAAGCCAAATAAGATCATATGATAGTGAGGGCGGCCATTTTTCGTACCATATTCAGAAGTGACGAAATAACGCATTTTATAGTCCTCATATTTCTTTCGAAGCCGTTTCATAAATAATTGCACATCGCGCTTAGATACTACGGCAACATTTGTTTGAAATAGGTCACTACCAATTCGTACTATCGGCAAATGCTCATCATCATAAGTAAGAGTAACGAACAACGATAGCGGATATTCTTTGGCTTCCGCTTGTAAGCGATATACCCAAGATTGGCGCTTATTCTGACGACAGTTTACACACCAACCGCAAGGAACTTTCGCTTCTACACTGGCAAGATACATCGGGTGAAGGCATTTAGCCATTCAACGCAGGAGTATCAGGTTTGTCAAAGATCGACTTTACAGCATCAATGACCGTTTCTAAAACGGCAATGATAATTTTCCAAACCGGTTTCATAAGCGAACACCTCCTCTACTTACACGATAACCACGGATTCTACGTCTTCTACTACGGCCGAGGAATCCACGTCTACGGCCTCTACGTCTACGTCTCATAACAAAAAATTATTTGGGGTTAAACATTTGGTCAAGCTCCTTGATATCGGGACGCATCAATAATAAACCCATACGTTTCACCAATTCAGAAGCCACATCTTTTACATCAGAACTATTTCCAAAAACACGTTCCATGCTATACCGGAACGCATTAATATCATTATCCTGTCGAAGTTTACGAAGAGCTTCCATAGCAGTAGAATATTCTGCATTCGAAAGCTTAATCTTATTGTCAAACAGGGTACGATCTAATTCATATTGGAGTACCTTTTGATTCGCACCGGTCCAAGCACCAGCAGCACTTGCTTCGGAGAGATTTTTCTCGGCTATAGCACGACCAATAGATACGTCACGAAGCTCACGAGCAAGGTTAAGATCAAACCCGGAACGTGCGGTAGACATAGCAATATTGCCTTGACGAATACCTTCGGTTCGAGCTTGTTCTTTAATGAGCTTATTTTGAGCTTCCATGTTTTCAACTTGAGCTTTATTTTGACGCATTGCCATATACATAGACGCAGCATCAGATAAACCAAGATTCCAGCCGCGGTAGGGTTCCATTGTAGCACGTTGGATTTTCGCAGGTTGATATTGCGGAGCTGAACCAGCGCTATTACCAGTAACACCACTACCATAAACCAAATTAGGATTAAGGCCAGCTTGCCGAAGACGGGACATTTGCGCAGTCGGTGAATTATACTGATTCTGCATGTTCCACATTTCGACACTACGGGCATAAGCCTTTTCATTCTCGGCGGTTTGCCAGTTGTTCTGGTATTTAGCCAACTGCATGTTCTGAATATTAGCCTGTCGTTGGGCATTTGCACCAATCATAGAACCAGCAAGAGAGCCAAGACCACCAACTATAGCACCAATAGGCATACTAATCAATTTTAAGTGATTCTAAATAATACGCATTGATCTCCTTTACGGTATGATCACAAACGAGAAGAGCTACCAATTTTCTACCAGCATTATGTGCTTGTATAATATCACGGGCAGAGAATTGTATACTACGAAAGCGTTCAACACCTTCTACATCAGTAAATTGTACATGAAAATAAAACCGTCTCATTGTCCTTTTAATTTAAGGCTACCGGAGTCCTTGAAGAACTACGATAAAAATACTCTT